GTGTGACGGTGATTGTCCCGCTCGCAGCGAAGGTCAGGCGCATCCAGCACTCGAAATCACTTGTCGGATATGTCAGCGTCAATGTCGTAACATCGATGAGGCGGTACTCGGTGTTGTCGGTGAGAGTTATGTTTGAGCCTGTGGCGTGGGTGTGGGATTTTGTAACGAGCTCGTCGAGTGCGCCGCCGACCGTCGATATGTTTGGTAGTGTGGTATTGGAGTAGCCAATAGTATCCGCTGTGAAAGGCACCAAATAAAACTGCCAATCATCTGTGCCAGACTCAGGGGTCTTCGCGACATTTGCCGCCACTAATAACGAGCCTAAAAATGCGCCGAAAGTATATGACTCACCGTATTCCATCTGAATCAGTGGCATAATGTATTTATCGAATGCAATAGCTTTGATATTTTGACCGCTTGCAACTGCCGCGTCAATTTGCTTTATTGTTTTATCACAAGCCGTGACCGTATAATTATCGCCGTTGGCTTCGACCGTCATTTTGATTATGAAATCGCCCGCTCCACCGCCGCCTAAAGCCTTACCGTCATAGGTCGGCTTGCCGTCAGTTTCGGCGAACTTATCGAGCACCTGCTTGTTATCGTGGCTATGCCGCGCGGCAGTGTTAAGAGCTATCTCGGCGGCAAGGCTGTGTGAGAGCCGCTCTGTCCCGTCGGGGATTGACACTTTGGCCGTGCCCGTTATCATAGGTGCATAGCCGACTATCTCACCCGCTCGAAATGCGACGAGCTGTGCCGCCATGTTCCCGGGCTCGGGGACTATATCGCTCGTGATTTTGACAGTCACATGGCCGTCGGTAGGAGTCAACACCTCGGTTTGCAGATACTCGCCAACTGTGGACTCAAAATAGACTCTGTAGCTGTCCGCGCCCTCAAGCTCAGCGGGAACGGGGAAAGAAAGCTCCGTGAAGTTGTTCTCTGCCCGATATCCAACGTCATACCCGCGCGGGCGGGCATAATCAACCGTTATCGTTCTTATCTGCATCTTTTTCCGCCTCCTCGTTCTCGCCCTCCACGGGCGGTTCTTCGAGCTCTGAGAGCATATCGGATAACAGCTCGATTTTGCCGCAGACTTTAGCGAGCTCGAGCTTGTTGACTTCAAGCCGCTGCATTATCTGTGAGTTGTTCTGCTGCAAGGCTTCGCCCTGCGCTCTAAGCTCCGCAAGCTTTTGATTTATTTCTGATTTCGTCATGTTGCCCTCCTATACGAAATTAATTGTTTTGGTGCCGAGAGTCTCCGACCAGAACATAATTTTGTCTTGTTTGAACGTCAATCGATATTTGCGCCCCAGTGAATCATATAACTGCACTTCGGCACGGTCGGTGTTTCCCGCGAACAGGTCGGCGCGGACATGGTCATTACCGGCGGAATCACGCACTCTAACGGCGAATGAGGGATAACTGCCGCCTGCGGAGGTTATTGCTGCACCGAAATCTGTTGTGAAATCGTTTCCAGCTTTAGTTCCTGACGCTCTAAACGAAAGATATTCCTGCGGGTCAGTAGCGTAGCAGTACTCATTGACATGGATTCTGCGTCTGATATAGGTCGTGTCTTTCTCAATTCGTGCGTATGTCGTGTTCCACTCGTGCTGCAAGCTGCTGTTGTCGTCGGTGGAGTCGGTAGGAATATATGAACGAGTGTCCTCATTGGACGAGCCGAATTTAAAGCCCGCGCTCGTCTTGCCCGACAGAGTATAATCCTGCGTTGCCATCGTCGCGTACCACTTATAGTCGTCCTTTGAGGAATAGCAGCGCGTGTTGGCCATATCAAAGAACTGCTGTGTGTCATTACCGCTCTTATACGACAGGCGCAAAACTCCCGACGATAGGTCGGCGATGTAGCCGTTTGAGCCCGTGACCGTAAAGCTACCGCCCTCTGTCGTCGTGCGCGTCACTTTTAGATTGTGAAAGGCGTACCAGCCAAGCGTTACCGCCTGGTCAATCTGTGTTCCCTTTTTATGCGTCGCTACGCAAATTCGGAAACGTTCGGGCGTATAACCCGGAGCATATATTCTCCCGGTTGTGTCAATCGTCGTCACTCTCGTGTCGTCGAAAGAGGGCGGAATTACCGTCGCACACACCGACGACATCGCTGTCTCTCCGGCATCGTTCTTATACATGACCTGTATCCATGCGACGACATCCAACCGCGCACCGTTGCCGAATGCTCGATTATAGCCCTCGCCCGTCAAGTGAAAGACATCGCCCTTCTTGCAGCTTTGCCACGCGCTCGCTGCTTGATAATACGGACTTGTCGTCGGGTAGCTCGTAGGAGTTAGCCAGTCTGCGGTTATATACGGCTTGTGCTCATCTTCGGCAGCGTATTCTGACGCAGATTTCCAACCCAAAGAGCTTGCGTTGCTTGAGGTGAGCTCGGTGTTATAGCTTTGTTCGCTTGCGCCTTGCAGGTTAATACTTCCGCCGGATATATCTATGTCCGACGCGGAGATGTGGCCGGTTTCGAGGTTAAAGGAAAACTGACCGTTTACCGACTGCATTATTCCGGCTTTTATGATATTGGCCGTCAATGTTCCGGTGTCAATAAAGTCGGCGACGAAGTGACCGTCCTGCGTGACTGCTGTCCTGTATGGTCCGGAGTAGCCACCGGACGAGTGGCCGAAGCCGGAAAGGTTAAACCGCCATATGTTCACAGCGGTCGAAATATCCAGCGTATCCATGATCAAAAGCTCTTGCGGATTCTGCGACGGGTTGAGCCGGACATATCCGCCGCTGTTCCCGGTTATCGCCGCGGTGGCGTCGGCTATCGCCTTTTCATATGCGGCAGTTATCTCAGACTTGCTCGAGATCGCTAAGCTTTTCGCGTCGGCAGCTTCTTGCACCGTCTGACGGATGACGTCCGCGAAATTCGCGCGCGGCGAGCCGAGCTCTATCGAGGTGTACCGTTCGCGTAAGACGTCGTAAGTCGTCTTGATTACCTTTGCCTTAATGTCGATATCCAGGTCTTTGTGATAGATTTTTACCGTATCACAAAGATTGACCGCTTCAAGCGCCGAAAAACTCGCATATTCCGGCGACTGCGACAAGTCTACAAAGGACACGGTCATGGACACGCTCGGGGAGTTGATGTCATTTTTTGCGACATAGGCCGAGACGGCGGAGTCAAGCTTTGCCTGCGTGATTTCGTCGCCCGAAAAATCGGACGAAAAGTCGCGAATCAGCGTTTTAGCGTTTATACCGCTTGAATTGGTCACTGACACATAGCTTTTTAAATCGACATCGTCATTCTTGACGTAGCCATATATGCCGGTGTATGCGCTATCCATATCGATTTCGCATTTCAAGTCGGTCATGTTTCGTCCGTATGATATTCTGACTCCGTGATCCTGTCCGCGCGATTTGTGCAATTTTATCGTGTGATTGTCAAACTCGTACTCGCCGCCGTAGACGTCAAGGACGGAGCCGGACACTCCGCCGAGCGCAGCGCGCGCCGAAACATTGGCCAGTGCGATTGACGACGACAGAGTGATATCGGTCGTCGCCGCCGAAAATCCCGTATCTTTCCCGAGCTGATTTTTTGCAGCAGTCAAAACGGCGTTAATGGCCACTTGCGCGTTGCCCGATGCCGAAACGGTCGGCACCGGATAGCCCGAAAGGGCATAGCTGACGTGGTCGCAGCTGACCGTGAACATTCCGTTTATTGGCTTTGACACTTTTCTGATATGGAAAAGCTGATTGTCGCCTGTCGAGTTTGGCTTTGCTTTTATATAGCGGTCGATAACCAAATCAGCCGCATAAGTTCCGAGCATTGGATATTGAAGCTCGAGCTCATATATGCCGTTTCGCTCTTCTGTGCAGCGGCAGCTGATTGCTTCGGCGAGCCAGCCTATTTTGGTTTTGGCATCTTGCCTCAAGAGAATCGGTATCATAAGCGCCTCCAATGAGGTATTATTTCAATTTTAGAAACTGTACCCGTCCATGAAACCGTGTTGTCACCCGGAACGAGCTCCGGGAACGTGTCGAAATTCGCGCGGTCGGACTTGCCGCTCGTGCCTGTGTAGACCATTTGCAAGCCGCTGTCGCATTCTATATAGCTGCCAACGTTTACAAAAGCGTATGATTTTCCGGCAATAAAAAGATTGATATTCCCGCTCCCGGTAATTTTGATATACGGCAAAGACGAATAAGCCGTCGGATTTGTGATTTTTCCGGAAGCAGTTAAGGTCGTTTTTGTGTCGCCGGAATTTAAGAATCGAAACGGCTTGCAGCTGAAAACGAGCTTTGCCGTTCCGAAATTCCGAATCTGCTCATCCCAGTCTTGCCCGCTCGTGCAGATCGCTAAGCGATAGCAATCCGTCTCCGAGCTGTCGATGAGTTTCGCATATGACGGCGCTCCGAAAAGGCACTCAGCGATAGCGTCACGGTTCGCCGAAATATCTTTACATCCCACGGTGTAGGTGATTTCGACGTTTTCGAGCTCGTCAATGCTCGAGTTGACAATAAGCATTCCGGCACGGCCGGGAATCTTCTGCAAATCGTAAGGCCGAGCCGGGGTCTTGTTGATTGTCGCTTTTTCAACGACAAGTCCGAGGTCACTTGATTTTTTAGAATTGAAGGTGAAGCTATGCATATGCCCGCTCCTTCCTGCGCATTTCGTCAAATATCTCTTCGGAGATTCGCGCCGCGAGCGCTCGGGCATCTCCGCCGGCGTCGGCGGTGTTGATTGTGATGTTGAAATTATAGACTCTGTCACCGGAAGAAGCCGCCGCCTGAATTTTTCGCGCGGTGAAATTACCGGTCGCGTTGATGTCGACGTCCATAGGGATAGAGTCGGTCATTCTCTTGGCGACGTCGCGCATAGTAGTCTCGAAGCCGACGCCGACGCCGAGAGCCATATTCTTACCGATTTGGTCACGGAAAACGGTCGACGGCGAATGAATGCCGAGCACCGCTTTCAAAGCGTCAGTGACGGCAGAGCCGAGAGACCTGATTTTTCGGATAAGCCAGTCGCGCATATTCTGAATACCGTTCCACAGACCCTCGAGAAGATTCTTACCGATGCCGGCGAACACGGTAGACGGCGAGTGAATACCGAATAGATTTTTCAATCCGTCAATCATCGCTCTGCCGACTTTTTTTATCGCGTCAACAACAAGTCCCCTATTATCCAACAAACCTTTGACCAGTCCTCCGATTAACTGAAATGCTGCGTTAACGAGTCGTGGTGCATTCGCTATCAGCCCGGCCGCGAGCTCAATCACAATTTTTATCGCCGAATTAATGATTTTCGAAAGATTATCATCTTTCAAAAGCGCATTAACAAGCGAGTCGACCAGCGTGAATGCCGCATTTATGATTTTGTCAAGATTTTCGGCGAGTGCTTCGACGAGAACAACAATTAGGGTGACTGCCGCCTGCATTATCGGGTCGAGGTTGGCGACGATGCCGTCAACCAAAGTAAAGACCACATCGACCGCTCCCGAGAGAATCGGCGCGAGATTTGCGACAAGGCCGTCGAGCAGAGTGTTGACCATCTGGGCGCCCGTTGTTAACAGCAGCGGAGCCTGTTCAAGAATGGCATTGACGACCTGCTGGACTATCGGAGCCGCGTTCCTGATAACCGCCTGAACGGAGTTGAGCAGGTTCATAATCATCGGTGCCAAATCGGCCTCGCTGTTTCCGAGGTTTTCTTTCAACGTTTGAAGAGCTGACTTCGCCATACCGATTGAGCCGGTCAGCGTTTCCTCGGCTTCGCGCGCGAAGTTTCCGGCATATTGCTCTGTTTTTTCAAAAAACATCTGCATGGCAAGCTCGGCTTTTTCGGCGTTCGACGCTTTGTTCCACACGAAATTGATGCCCTTGCCGGCAGCGTAGGCTTGCAAGGTCGTCGCGTTCATAGCCACGCCGAGGTTGTCCATCATGGTGAAGTTGCCTTTTGCCGCACCGGCGATAGATTCAAGTGCCTGTGATGTATCGATGCCCATGACGGACGCGACATCGGTCGCGCGCTGCATCGCTTGAGTTGTCAGTTCAAGGCTTCTCTGTTGCGACAATCCGGAGCCTTGGAACAGCGAGCCCATCTTGTTGGCTGTCGCGAGATATTCACTTTGAGCGACACCCATGTTTTTATAAGCTTCGCGGCTTTTTTCAACGAGCGAATCGGCGTATTGTCCGAAAACAGCCTCCGAGCCGCCGAGATTCTGCTCGAGCTCGCCGAAAGCGGATACGGAATCTTTTACAAAATCCACAACGCCTTTTGCGATGCTCTTACAGGCCGAGGCAACACTTTTCAGGCCATTGACAATAACGTCACTAATGACGTGCGCCTTGATAAGGTCGCCAAACTTGATGCTCTTTTTTCCTGCTTTCTCGAGACTGTCACCGGCATCGTCTGCGCCTTTGCGGAAATAATTAAACCGCTCTTTCGCGTCGTTCAGCTTATTTTTCAGCTTATCGAAAACATTGATTTTCTCTTTGAAAGAATCGAGCTTGTCGCGCGTATCTTTCAACGCCGCCCCGAACTTTTCAATAATGGTTTCGGGCTTCTTTGCTTTGACCTTGTCAAGATTTTCTTTGACGTCGTTAAGCTGTGCGTTTGTTTTCGCCAAATCGCCGAGAGCATAGTTCAACTGCGTTTTCCAATAGTTTACGGCGGCAGAGTTTTCGCCGTATTTTTTCGTCGCGTTTGCGAGACCCGCTTGAATGCGTTCAACTTTTTCGCGCTGCTCGTTCATGATTTGATTCAGCGTTGAATATTGCGAGGTGCAATATTTCATCTGATCTTTGTTCAGTGCGAACTCCTGCGTGTTCTTCTTCGCTTCGGAACGCAAAACCCTCATGCTGTCGTTGATTTCTTTTATCGCTTTTTTAAAATCAGCTTCACCATCGCACACGATTTTCGAGCCTATGCGAAAGTTCTTATTACTCATCGTCCACCTCCTCCTTTTTGGTCAAACCGTGCCAAATGCAATAGTTTTCAAACAGGCTCTTGACTTGCCGCAGAGTCAGCCGCCAAGCCTGCGAAAGCGAAAAGCCGAGTAATGCCGTTGCCCTGAAAATCCATAGGTCAACATCGACGATTACTCGGCTTGGCTGTTTTTTGTTTCTTCGAGCCCTGCCGCTTCTGCCACGGCATCGACGGCGGCATTCAGCTCGTCATCCTCCGGCAGTTCTTCGGCGGTCGGAAGTGACGCGCCGAACGTCTGCATTAAAACGTCGGTGTATGCCTTAATGTTATTGATATCAATTTTTCGGCCAACAAAACCTTCCGTAACGTGCTCAAGCTTGTCGTCGTGGTCGTCGTTGTAAGCGTCAACGGCATCGTTAATCAGAACCGCAAGAATCCACTTCAATTCCCGCACTTCGCCCGAAGCGTCAAAGACGTTTTCGAGATCGCCGTACTTTTCCTGAAACTTCTCAATGCAATTAAGAGTCAAGGCAATGTCATATGTTCTGCCGCCGATAGTCAACGGCGTTCTTCTCTCTTTTGTTTCGCATATAATCGCTTTCATAAAAATGCGCGGGCGAGTTTCCCCGCCCGCTCCTCCTTTTTGTTTATGTGTCGGAGACCGTGATTCCGACCTTGGTTTTAAGCGCGGCGATCGCCTCGGCGGCGGTGGTGTAATAGGTCTTGGTGCGCCACGCTCCGGACTTGTCAGCTACCGCCTTACCCTCTATACTCGAAGTATTAAAGGTGATACTGTCGCCCTTAGTCGTATGAGTTTCGCTCGGGAGCGAAAACTTAACCTTGTGGACGAAATACATTAAGTATTTTCTCACGCCGTCGACAACCTCAACGGAAATAAAGCCATAGCCGCCGTAAGCAGGCGCGTCGCCGGCCTTAGATGTCAGCACGACGGGCTTCGGAGTCGTCGAGCCCGTGCCCTCGGTCTTTGTCTCGCCGAACATACTGACGAACACCTCGGCCGGAATAGTCGAGGTCTCGAGAGTGATGTCGGCGTCTTTGAACTCGGTCTCATATTCTGCGAGCGCATCGTCGGCATAAAGCGAGCCCTCGACCTTGTTCGGTTTTATCTCGGTCTTAACCATTTTTCCGACAAATGCGCCGTTTTCGTAGGTTATCGTCGAATCTGTCTCCGTCTTAATCGGAGCAAAGACAGGCAGAGATGCCTTAAACTGTGCCATTTAAATTAGTCCTCCTCGTCATTAACTACGCCCTCTATCTCGGCATCGACCGCGATTTGAACGTAATTTTTGTCTTCGTCATAAAGCTCCGCTGTCGACGTGACCGTGAAGCCGGCCGTGCGGAGTCGTTTTCTGATTTGTTTTTTGTATTTCTGCGGGTTTTTTCGCGTCCACAGCGACACGCGCACATATGTGCCGTCATACATCGGCTCGTCGTCCGCCCAAAACTCCGGCCGTTCGTCGAGATAAGAAAATGTGATATATTCCTCATCGTCGCCGGCATAAAAATTCGGGTATATTTTCATGCCCATGTCCTCGAGGGCGGAAATTATAAGCCCGTTAACGTTCATCCTTCCACCCCCGATTCTCGCCTAAACACCTCGGTCATCGCTGCCTCACATTCGGCTCGGCAGTCATTAACTGCCTTGGTCAAAAGAGGAGTCGGCGCCTGGCGTTTCGTGCCATACTCAAGATGTGCCAATATTTCCATATTTCGGACAGGTGTTTTGCGCTTTCTGATGTTTCCTTTTTTGTCGATGTAAACCCGAGACAGCCCTGTCGGTCTGACCGTGGCAAGATATGCCCCGTTCTTTGCCTTTTTTGTGCGCGTTCGCTTTATACTATCAACCATAAGCCCGGTTCTTCGATGTCCTTGCAGCGCCGCCTTTATACTTCGTTGCAAAATCGGCGTCGCCGCGTCGACCATTTTCGGAGCATATTTGTCAACTTCCGAGAGCTTGCCGAGGCTTCGCAAAAAAGCCGGGTCGATTTCAAAATCAAACTTGCCCATTCAATCCACCTTCATGTCGGAACAGTGCAGCTCCGTCAGACCGTCAAGGCGGTCATAGACGCGCGTTATTTGCAGTTTCGTTTCGCCGTCATAGACGAATTTGCTGCGGCGGTCAAAAGACCTCGAACGCACAACATAGACACGCTCGACGTTCATGCCGGCCTGTGCCGCCTCATAGAACTCACTCGATTTTGACGACTCGGCGTGCGCCCACAGCGGCAGGCGCCGCTCGGTGTTTTTCTCGTAACCGTCGGCGTCCTGCCCGCTCTTGTCGATATAGGCGACCTCAATTCTGTTTTTCAGATACATCGATGCCCGCCTCCGTTCTCAGCTGCAGTGCAAAGCTGTTAAAAAGCTTCTCGGTGTTTGCCGACACCGTGCGGTTTAGCTCGCCACCGTCGTACATATCACGCACGGCGACGAGCACAAGGAACTGTGCGCGCGGATCTTCAAGGTCGCAGTCGTCGCCGACAGCGGCCGAGAGGAACTTCTCGGCCGCGTCAATGAAGCCTTTTATCATTGCGTTGTCAACATCATCGTCAACACGCAGGAAGCGTTTAGCCTCCGCCAGTGATACGGCCATTTTTACACCGCCTTATCAAGCCTTGCCCGACTGAAGGACAGCAATCTTCTGATTGTTCTCGACCTTGGAGTCTGCCTCGAGCCAGCCGACAACGCCCTTTGCGTTCTTGTCGGCATACTTCTCGTTAAGCACCTGCAGCTCGAGCTGCTTTGCGATTTTAAGCGCCATGCCCGAAAAATCGCCGTAGAGGACGGGGAAGCCCTCCTGCTCGGTCGCCTCGTCCATAGCGTCGGAGAGATAGACCGGCGATCCGAGTATCTTCCAGCCGAAGCCGTTCTCGATGTCCTTCATGATGTAGTCGTTCTGTGAATTTTTGGTTTTTCTGAGCGCTGTAAAAGTCTTGTTGCTCATAATCCACATCGCGTTCGACTGATAAATCTGCGGAATCATCGCCTGCAGTTCAATCAGCGTGTCAAACGTGATACCCGCGAGAGTATAGGTGGTCAGTGTCATCTTATTGGTGGACGAGACCGCGCCGGTCATCTTACCGCTCGTGCCGTGGATAAGCTCGCGCTCAAGCTTGACGCGGAAAGCCTCGGTCATAAGCTCCTCCACCTTGCCGACAATATTGATGTCGGTGTTATTAATAAGCTTGTTGGAAACAACGGTCAGAGCGCCGAGAACATAGCCGGAAAGGTCCACACTTGTAAACTTGCCCTGACCTGCGGTCAGCGCGGTGAACTCGTCACCCTGATAGGCAGCGGCGATATCACCGGTCGGCGAATCGGCAGAGGCGTCGGTACCGTAGACAGGTATAGACAGAGCGCCCTTGGTGTAGTACTTTGTGGCTTTTTCAATAATCGGCGATACGTTGACTATATCGGTGATTATTTTGTTCGCGATGGTCTTGGGGATGATAGCTCCGTTCGAGCCCTGCGACATTCCCGCCGAGGCCGCCTTTCTCAGATATTCGACGAAGCTTTTCTCTTCGCTGAGATCTGCACCGCCGTTGTCGCCGTGCTCCTCGGGGTCAAGCTCGTCCTGCTCCGCCTCAAAAAGGCGCTTCTCGGTCTCATACTCGCCCTTGAGGTTGTCGACCTCGTCGAGGCAAGTCTTGACAAGGTCAACCTCGCCCGCTTCATTGTGCTGCCTTGCCTCTTCGGTTTTGGACTTGATTTTGGCAAGCAGATCTCTCATTTTCTTATTCATCGTTTGATTCCTCCGTGTAGATAAAATTTTCACGGATGCGTATGGCATCCGTGTAGTCTGTGGACTTTTCTTTTCCTCCGGGCGGTTCCTCGCCCTCGAACTCTTTGGTCACGCCCGCCGCGCGCTGCGCGGGAACCGCGACGAAAGAGACTTCATAAGCGTCGACCGCGCCGACAAGCTTATAAAAGCAGAGCGCGCCGTCGTACCGTTTGCCGCGATAGTGCTCGCACCGTCTGGCGTCGCCGCCGCAGATAGAGCACTGCGCAGACTTGACGCTGCACCCGACGCTGCACTCCTTTTTGATGCCGCCCTCGATTTCGGCGATGAGCTGCCCGCTCGTTGCCTTAATGCAATAGCAGTGTAAGACGAGCTGTTTATACTCTTCGCCGGTCTTGGTGGTCTCGCCGGGACTGGTGATAACCTCCGCGTCAAAAATTCGTGCGCACTGATTTGTGCTCTGCGGATTGTGGTCGCTTATGACGGTCTTGCCTTTGTACAGCTCGGCAAGCTGCTCAAGCGTCTCGCCGGAAAATGCCTCATAGTCGCGGTCAATCTCGTTGTCGCAAGCGACCATCTTAAAGGCGAATACCTCTTCGGCGGTCAGCTCTTTCAGCGTACAGGCGTTGATTTTCGCCATTTTGTCATCGTCAAGGTCAAGGCTCTTGACAATGGCGCATTTGTCAATCTTCATCTTTTTCACCTCCTTTGGCGTACTGAATTCCGGCTTGCGTCAGCGGCAGCATGGTTCCGTTACAAATCAGCTGGTCGCCGCCCGGACGCTCGCCTTTATCCAAATAGGCACGCGCCTCATTTGGTGTGTAGATGGCGTTTTGCACTGCGGTCGCCATTGCTTCGAGCTGCGTCTTAAAGTCGGCGCGAAGAATAACGGCCGCGTTGAATTTTGCAAAATACCCGCTTGCGATATCCTCGTCGCTCAAAAGCTTGTAGGTGACCTCGTCCTCGTACTGCTTCAAGATGTACAAAAGCGTGTCAATATAAAAAGCAAGCTGCTGCTGCTCGGCGGCGGCATAGCTTGCTTTTTCATAGTCGTTAATCTGATTCGGTTTAATTCCAAAAGCGGCGGCGATTTGTAGCGCCGAGTATTTTTTCAGCTCGATAAACTGATTGTCAGCAAGCTTCATGTTTAGCGGCTGAATGGTTGAGCCCGCCGGAATCGGCACAAGGTTTTTGACCGTGTCAACCTTGCCGGTGATATACTCCTCAATCTTTGTGGTATATCGCTTTTCAAGCTCGTCGTTCAGGTTGCCGGTGTACTGCAGGACGGCTTTTGCGGTAAAGCCGTTCTTGTACATCTCATTCAACATCTTTTGTCCGCGCATGTTTCCGCCGAGCGTTGTGCTCAGCTGGTCCCGGACGCTCAGCCCGGCGACGCCGTCAAAAGAAACGGAAGTGCGAAAATGCATAATGCTGTCGTGCGGAATCCTGACGGTCTCGCCGCTTTTCGGATTGTGGAAAAGATACCAGATAGCACCTTTCTTTCTGTTCCAGATCCCTTTATCGTCGCAGTATATCTCCACGCTTTCAGGTGGAAGGCACCACAGGTTTGTGTTCTTGCCCGCTCCCGTTATCCACACATACGCGTTGCCGTAGTGGTTTCGATTGATTTCAATCGTCGACCAAAAGTGCGTCGCGGTCATGTACGGATTCGGACGAATCGCAAGCAGACGGTAAAGCTCGTGCTTCTTCGCCGTCTCGATTCCGCCGCCCGCTGTTGTGCGCATGATTTTAAACGGCATTTTTCCTATAGCTTCCGAAAGAATTTTCAGACAGGCGAAATATGTGGCTTCGCTTAAAGCGTCGCCGTCGTCACTAATTCCCAAAAAGTCAAGCAGCGCCTGCCGCTCGACCGTCTGCTGGTCGCCTGCACTTTTTCGTTTGAACAATGGCATCAAGCCCACCCCATTTTCTTCAAATAATCTTCGACCACCGTTTCATAGTCCGGCGTCTCTTCTTTGCTGGATTTTCGATACGCGACATGCGCGTCGATAATAGCGTCGACGACATCGATGCGCGCGTGCCGTGCGTTCACTTCCTTGTCGACTTTGATTTCGCCAAAAGAGTTCTTCGTTTTTTTTGCGTTGACAATGGACCACGACATCAGCGCGTTTCGCTGGTCGTAAAGCACATTGCCGGCTTTGACCTCAAGCGCAAAGTCAACAGTCGTGTCTGACAGAAAACGCGCCGACTGCTTTACTTCAAGCAACGGCGCGCCGAGCGTATCAAGTTCTTCCAAAAATGCGTCCGCATTGTGCGGGTCATATCCGATGCAGGCGATGTTGATTTCAAACTTTTCCTGCAGTTCTTTCAAGTCGGCAACGATTTGCAGATAGTCATTTTTCAGACCTCCGACAGCTTCGGACGGAGTAAGCAGGCCGGACTTCGCCCACACATCATACGGTGCGGTGTCTGTAATGATGTGCTCCTCGAGTCGCTTCGCCGGAATGTAAGAGTGCGACCAGATATATATTTTTCCGTCGTCAAGCGGAAAGAGCAGCGCGAGCGATGTCAGGTCTCCGCCGCTCGAGAGGTCGAGCCCGGCGAAACACTTGCGGCCGCGCATATTTTCAATCGTCATCTCTGACCTGCCGAGCTTCCACTCGTTCGGAGTGATATATTGCGTATCACCGTATTCATACCACAGGTTTTGGCGCTTGGTCATATAGTCGGACATTTCAAAGCCGCCCATCTGCTTCGCTGTCTGCGCGTCGCGGCGGAGCTGTTCGAGGGCGCTCGGAACTGTTACGAGGTGCGGGTTTGCCTTAAACCACACGCTCTCGTCAAAAGGATCGTCTTCTTTATCAAGCGTATAAATGTCAACAAAAAAGTCGTCGGCTTCCGCTGTGCCGGCAAGTATCTGTAGACAATAATCATCCATCTCGCGGCAGAAGCTGTTCAGGCTTTTCCCGCGCGTCGTTATCATCGATATTAAAGCCTCGTTAAGCGAGGCCTGGCCGTTGTACAGAGCTTTGTAAATTCCGTTGTCCTTGTGCTGATGAATTTCGTCGACCGAGCAGAAGATCGCGCGAAAGCCATCGTCAAGCCCGCTCTCTCTCGACAGTGCTTCAATCGTGCATCCTGTTCGCTTGGCGATGATAAGGCTTTTGTAATCCTTGACGTCAAAAAGCGCTTGAAGGTCTTTGTCAATCAAGATGAATTTTTGAATTTCTTCCCAGGCGATTCGCGCCTGACGCTTTTTTGTGGCCGCCGTGAACAGCTTGCCGAAGTTATACCCGCCCCAGTTCGCGATGTACGACCCAGTGATACCGTTTTCGAAAGTCTTGCCATTCTGTCTCGCGACGGATTTATATTTTCGGCGAATACGTCGAAAGCCGGTGTCTGCATGAACCCAGCCGAACGGCACACCCAGGTCAAAACACTGGAATTCGTGCAGCCGAACCGGACGAGGCTGCGCGCCCTCGGCAATCGTCAGCATTTCGGCATACCGCAAGATCTTCTCCGACTTCTCCGGTCGCCAAACATACGGGAACTCTTCCGTGCCCTGCTTGGCGAGTTCGTTCAAATGCCGTTCGCATGCCATACGATGCGTGAGGCAGGACGGCTCCTGCCCGGAGACGACCCGCTCAGCGTGGAGAGTCGCCCTATCCAGCACTCTCATCACCGCGCTCATCCTCGCCGAAAAGGTCGAACTTGTTTTCCGGTTCTTTCGGCTTCTTCGGGATGATAAGCTTGCACCTGCTCGATACGGTCATGCCAAAGTCGGCCGCAAATTGCTGGCAAATTTTGAGGTATTTTGCCTGTAAATTCAGCATTTTTTCGTACTGCTCAAACGCCATTTCTTTCTTCAAGCGCTTGCGGATTTTCTGCAAAGTTTCTTCGGCGATTATGTACCTGCCGAGCGACTCGGAATCGATATCGGCATAAAGTCCGATGTCGGCGAGCTGCCGAGCGATATAATTGAATCTATTTTTTTGTTTCTTCGAAAGACAATCCGGCGGTTCGATTTTCGTGAACGGCGCGGTCACTTCTAACGCTCGTCTCTCTTCAATTTCGTCCTTCCCGAGGTGTGATTTTCCGTTTAGCACGAGAAGGTCTATCGGCTGTCTTGGCCGCCCTGCCATGTCCTCACTTCCTTGATTTTCATTTTCGGCGTTTTTGCTGCGAAGAAGAGGGCGGGCGACGGGTTACCGCAGGGGGGTCAAACTTTTTTTGCACCCCCGTGGGGTAAAGACACGCCCGCACGGTCCGCTCTATTGTGGCACGCTTTGCATAAAGAAATACAATTAGACGGGTCAAACCGTCTGTTCCAATCCTGTTTAACTCTGATGATATGGTGGACGTCAGACGCCACCGACAGCTTGCCGCGAGCTGCACAATTAACACAGAGATATCGGTCACGCGCAAGGATTCCCTGACGAAACCGCCGCCACTGCCGAGAGTTATAAAACGCTTCCGCCCGCTCGTCCATTTCCTCGCTGTCGTCGATGTTCAGCTCGTCCCTTGTCTGCTTTTTCGGCTTGCAGTCGTCGCAGTAGGTCTCGCCGAGCGGAATGATCGCGCCGCACTTGGCACAAAGCTTATAAAACATCCTGCTCCTCCTTTGCAGTTGACTGCAAAGCGCACCCCCGAAGGAGTGCGCCCGCGTCTGCCTCTCGCCGGACTTGAACCGGCGTCCCGAAAAGGCATACGATCGGGCTCTTGCCCATTGAGTTAGAGAGGCACAAAAAAGAACACCTCTCGTCCCACGGAGAGGTGTTTCAAAAAGAAGATGACAGCGCACGGAGTTGAACCGCGCCTTCCGGGTACATTAGCCCCGAAGATAACCGTATGCCACCATATGTGCCGCCCGAGCTGCGTCTTTTCATCAGCCATCGTTTTACCGTCCGCAAACTTATGCGCCCGATTCGTCCCGGAACGCCCGATGCTTAACTTCTCGCACTTCCTCGCCCTCTTGGCGGCAGAAAAACTAAGGAAACGTCGTAACGCTTCCTATACAAAGGCGAATGAGCCTTTTGATAACCTAATTTGCTCGGATTTGACACCACTGGGACACATCGTTGAGAGGTGCGGATGGTCTGACGTACCGAGCTTGTGGCATGACCCACACGCCCCCGTTGTACACACGGGCTTTTTTGGGCGGAGCAAAGGACTCGAACCTTTAATGCGCTTATGCGCATATCACCTGAACGCTCCGCATAAAAAGCCCTACTATTGTACCCGCCGCAGGGCGAGGCGGGGAAAGGAGAAAAGAAAAGAAACCTAATCGGAGTTGTTATCTTTTTTCATTCTAAATTTTAGCATAAATCAATGTGCCATGTGTGCCAACTTTTAACTGTTGGAAATGTAGCGATAACAAACGTGTTTCACGCTGTAGGAGCTGCCGCCGGTGATGTCGGCAACTTCCTCCCACTTGAGCTTTTTTATAAAACGCAAGGTAAATATCTGCCGGGTATAGCTGTCAGGGATCTTGGCAATATAAAGCTCGAGCTTCACCCGCTCCTGCATTCGCTTCTCAATTTTGGCATGAATGACCGCCTCGAGGTCGGCTATTTCAACTGCACAACGCTCAAGCATGTTCTCATGGTTCGGGCTTTTCGGCATACCGTCATATTTTGGAGACCTGGGACTCGACAAGTCGGACCGAAGCTGCGCGAGCCGTTCTCGGTCGAGCTCGATTTCCTTGTCTAAGTAATATAGCTGTGAAAGCTCGTGCAAAGTCATTTGGTTTTACCTCCGTCCATTTTTGCGCCGCAGTGCGGGCAGTAATGATAGTGCGATATACATGTTCCGTAATGCTGGAATCCACAAGCGGAGCACTCATCGCCTGCGATTTGCCTTCGCCAATCTTCATAGCACAGCTTCCATTCGCCGTGTTTGACCTCTTGTACATCTACGGCGGGGGCTTTCATCAAGATTTTTACAGCGGCATTCCAACCGTCTGCATAGCTTTTGTTTTCGAAAACGTCTCGGTTGCATAAACCTATCCCAAGTGCCGCGCGGTCAATATAATCGCTCATTTTTTACCTCCGTCTATTCTTATCCTGTTGCAATAGTCGTTCTCTTTCACAAGTCCGCCATATTCTTCACAATAGCTATAAGTTTCGTAATTGACAAATTTTTTACAGTCTTTGCAAAGGAATGTAAAATTTTTTCGGCAGAGATGTGCTCTTTCAACGCTTCAATCGCGCACTCCATTGCGTTACATTGCGGGCACTCGTCATAACATTTTCCTCGGCTCATCTCTGCCTCAAAAAATTCAAGTGCTTCTTCTGCTCTCGTTTTGTTCATCTTATTTCCTCCTCTTCGTCGTGAAACTTGACTCATTTACAAGGCTTTTAAAAGCTGACATCCGTCAGCAGTTTTTCCTTTTTCTCGGTCGATTCGGCGGCTCGTTTTCCTCCTTTATGTATTTAAAACACATATATCCGAATCTGTTTTGAATGCACTCGACAAGGCGATAGCCCTTCGGGGCGATCGGCGGGTTGTCCGGGCTGTAGCTCCGGAGCGCGACCTTTGCGTCCTCGCTGTCAGGCTGCCGCATGTTGCGAGTTGATAAATATCTATGTTTAGTGCCCTGCTCGGGCGTCCAATGGTCGAATAAGTAATTGGCAAGACCGGTGTAATCACAACCGTGGTCTATACCGTTATAATAGTTGTGCTTGCGCAGGTGCTCTATCTGCACGATATCGCCATAGATCCACTGCGCTTTGATGATCTCTTCCGGCACGCCGTCGGAGACCATGTGGAAATGTATTCTCTTTGTGTTTCTGCCGCGTCCCATATAAAGGTTGATTTTCGCTTCGGGACACGCGTATTGTAGTCTGCGTTTATATAATGTACGCAACCGGCGCGCCTCGCCCCAGTCGTGTACTTCGTGGTCATTGTCAAAGGTAAGAGTTGAATATAGGGAAGTCGGCGAAAAGTTCTCGTTGAACACTCGCGCGTGCTTCCGCCTTGCTATCATCAGATTGTGGCGCTCACGCTCCTCGTCCGTGCGGATCACCGGCTTGTACTGCGCTTTTGCGACATTAGCGGTGCGGTCAGAAACCGTGTAGACTTCCTGCTCGCAAACCGCGCCGGAAAATATTCGTTTCTTGACTCGCACCGCTTTTCACATCCTCATTTCAAATTTTCGTATTTTATCGAACTCATCGACGAAAGCTCGTCGAGATATCCGACAGTGTTCTCCGTCAGCACCCGCGTTGTGCTGATTGGGATAATCGCCATCACAAAGAATCCGGCTTTCGCCGCAAAGAACGCGCCGGACTCGGTCTGACGGTAGTACAGCTCGAACTCGTCCACATCAAGCGGCTCGAGATATTTTGACTCGACAAACTCTATTCCGGCCGAAGTCTTATATGGTATATAGTCATAAGAGCCTATTCGCAGAGATATCGGCAGAGGATTGCAGAGCTCCTCTCCGTCAAACTCGTCCTTGACCATCTTCAAAAACGCTTCCGGCGGCTCGGCGGTATACCGCTGCACGATTTTGTCCGCCTGCGTCGGTGTGATATCGAAAGAGGTCATAAGCGAATCGATTGAAAAAACCGGGCAGTCGTTAAGGTAATAGGCGGCGAGACCGTCGCCGAGCATCTGCGTTGTCATATCGTACAGCGATATGTGCTTATTCGCCTTGCACAGGCTTATGATTTTTTTGATTTTCATTTTCGCAGCCTCCATATTGAAAATTAGGTTCTTTCGTTCTAAGATTCCATGCGCTGGCGGCGACCTGCGGCCGCGCATATCTGTCCGTTGCAAGAAAGCATTTTTGACACTCCACATAAAATGTTCTTTGCCCATGAAGTTCTGCCGCTCCGCCGCAGCAGGGGCAGGCTTTCAGCTCTATACTTTTATTTTTCATTGCTTATTCCTCCAAATCTTGCACATAGCACCAGCTCTGCGGCGGTTTGTTTATGATTGGGTTAAAATGATAATTCACCCCGCAATGGCGAAACTCACTTAACTCTTTCGGCTTGTCATAAATCACAAGGTTCGATATGTGCCAGCCATATAAACAAGGCAATTCACCTTGATAATCAATTAGCTCTGCGATTCTGAGACAGGCTTGTTTGGCTATTCTTGCCGTTTGTTTTTCATCGCTGCGGTAATCGGCAGTGAAACACTCAGTCTCCGCACAAATAAACTCGCCGATAACTTTGCCATTCAGGAAATTGTCTTTACTGTACTCATCACCATCAAAACGCATCAATTCAATGCTGTCACCGTGTTTTATTCCCTGCGTTGGGTGACGGTACAGTTCGTCATCATTTAACACCATGCAGCCGCTTATTGTTTGATATTTTTTACTCGGCTTTGTGCAGTAAATATAGCACTTAAATGGCGGCTCAGCCTTAGGTTTTGTTTTTCTGACCTCTACCGTTTTCTTTCCGCTTGCTATAAGCTCACACCATTTCGGTCTGACCGAAAGCAAAACCGCCATTATATTCCGCCTCCGTTACATGCATACTCTTTAAGCGCGGCGGCAGCTTGTGTCATACCGCTCTCGATGCACGCGCTCTCTTTGCCGGATCCGCAAATCTCCGCCGCTTCTATAAGCTGTTCAAGCGTCATGGTTTTCATGCCGTTCAACCTCCTTTGCCAGTCCGCATTTAAGCGGGCTGTTATAGCAAGGATTCTTACAAGTGCCGATTTTCTGACACTGGAAACAGCAGTAATTCCCGCGACGGTGGTCGCAATTGAAATGCGTGCACATCATGATTCTGGCTTTCTTTTTATTCATCGTCCGCTGCCTCCATTTCCTCGTTCCAGCAAGCTTTACACGGTGCCGTACCCGCTCCGGAAACAGCGGAGTACTGGCAGCTCCCGCCGTAGCAGTTGGCGCGGCACATCCTCGGCACACCTTCTTTATCCGGCTTTGCTTCCGGAAACTTCTCAAAAAAGTCTTGCGCATAGGTTTTATACGGGTTCTCTCTGCTCCATTTATGTAAATTTTCAATCGCATATTCAATATCCTTTCGCGAAAGGCTTGAAGCCACTTTGTTACAAAACTCATACAAGAGACATCTATCGTCCTTTATGCTACAATCCCAGCGCGAGGCGCAGAGTCTTTGCTTTTCAACAAAAAAATCTATCGTTTTACTGCAATCCATACTCAACCCTCCTGCAGCAGCACTCTTTTCTTTTTCGGCGGTGTCGATAGCTGCCTTGTATTTTCTTTTCAAGCTCTTCGGAAACTGACTTCTTCGCCTCATCGTCTCCCGCCTCCATTAAAAAATCCTTTAAAGATCTCGCGTATAGGCAGAGTTTCGCACGGATGCGCGCAGCTCCACCTTTGTAAGGCCTTGATTGCTTTTTTCATTTTCTCGTCACAATATGGTGACGGTTGGTGGCAAAAACCATATAACGGGCATATATCATCCTCAGATGTCCAGCACTTTCCGCGAGAAGCACAGAGCCTTTGCTTTTCATAAAAAAAATTTACCGTTTTGTTGCAATTAAAAATCAGCTTCATACTCAACCCTCCTGCAGCAGCGCTCCGAGCTTCTGCATCGCTGCGCGAAGCTTGGCGGCTGTGGTCTCGTCGTCCATCGACGTGATAATGTCGCGCATGACATTGATATATTTCTGTATGCTGTCAAAATAGACGCTGAATTTTGCGACCTCCGGCGAGGCGGTGAGCTTCGCGTCCTTTTCGACCTTTTCCAGCCGTCCGGTCAGCTCGCTCTTTTCTTTTTCGGCGGCGTCGAGCACCGCCTTGTATTTCTTCTCAAGCTCCTCGGTCTTCCTGCCGAGCTCGTCGGCGGCAGATTTCTCGGCAGCATCGCGCACCCGCTTCTCGGCTTCGGCTATGGCTTTTTCTCTGTCCTTTTTTGCCTTTGCACGCTCTTTTTCAATCGCGTCGACGGTGTACTGCTTTATCTCTTCGGCGGTCGGCTCGCGCATGACCGTCGCGGCAGGCTTTTCGGATACCGTTTTCAGCTCTTCGCGCAGTCGGCGGACGGTGTCGGAAAGGTCTTCGTGCTCCTGACTGCTTTTCGCGAGCTCGTCGCGCTCGGCAGTGATAAGGGTCAACTGCTCTTGCGCTTCGTGCAGCTTGCTGATAGTCTCTTTCAGTTCGCGGGTGGACATCTCCGCGACGTCGTTATTCTCCTCGACTTCCTTGCGTTCGTACCACGGCAGGGCGGCAAGCATTCCGAGCTTCGAGATTCCGAGACTTGCATTCGACTGCAAATATTTCTCGCCGAGCGACTCGAGTGCCTGTATATATGTATAGGCTTGCCGCTGCTTGATCCCGACATCCTGCTCGACATATTCTTCAAACGTCTCGTGCCCGAGTAAAAGATATTTGCGCTCTTCGCGCATTCTTTTAAGATTCTGACAAAAGTCCACCATAGCGGACGCGGCAAGGTTGCCTTTTGCGATTATCTCGTAGTGGAGATTTAGCGCCTCGTTCTGTTCCTCGCTCAGGTTTCCGCTGAGTTCCATGCTCCTGATTACTTCGTTCATACTTTTCTCCTCTCTCACGCTGCCGCGTGACTCTTTTTCTTTTTATTTCTGATGTACCCGCTCCATGCCTCGACAAAAGCCTCGACCTCTGGGGTCTTGCCGCAGTTGTGCAAACCTCGACACTGGATGATGCTCTCGGTTTTCGGGTTATACTCCAGAGTGTAAAAAGGCTTGTCCGGTTTGCTTTTCTTTCTGATAAAAAAGATAACCGTCTGCCCGCTCAGGTGTTTTTTGGCATATGTCGCAACGCAATGGTGCAAAGCACTGCCCTCGTCGATAAGCTCGGCGCGACTTCGCGCCGGACGAATCAACAGGGCGCCGCTTTCAAAATAAAAGTCCCGTTCGAGCTTTTTGAGCCGCTTTCCAAACTCTTCCTGCATTCTGCGCGTCTCTTCGAGCTCCTTTTGCCGTCTTGCTTCCGCAAGGGCTTCGTTTGTGCGCTGATGCGCCTGCGCGAGATCTGGCGGCAAGAGGATATCTTCGCGCTTGAGATCAAGATTAAGCTTTTCGCAATCTCGCCAGTAATCACAAAGCGTGTATATCGTTTCCTCCTGCTTGTCGAGATATTTAACCGCTTTTTTGAAAGGCAACTGCTTCTCGACGTTTTCGATACTTGTCGAGCCGTATGAGGCATATTTTTTCGCCTGCGCCGGAGTGATTCCGTATGCTTTTGCGATTTGCGCATATTTCACGCCCGCGTCAGTCTTATCCTCAAGCTCGCGGAGCTCTTTTTTGTTAAGTCCGAGAGCAGCGGAGACCGTCTTTGCCCGTCTGTTGATTTTCGCTTGACTATATTGATGCAAGGCAAGGACCGAAAAGCCTTCTTTAACAAGTCTTTCAATGAGCTCCGGATTTTTTACAAATCGGTCAAGATAGCTGCACACTTCAACATATCTGCTGCCTGACATGACCGTCTCGATTTGCGCATATTTCAAATTTGTTTTTTTGAAAATCTCATCGGTAAATCCGTAATAATTTGTATAAATATAGTTTTGCTCCGATGTATAATACGGCTGACCCGCACTCGGCTCGGGTATGGTCGTCATCCTTTTCCAACCGCAGCCGCCATAATAATACGAATAAACTTTATTCCAAGCAACATCTACATCGGTGTTGTAGTAGATTCGGTATCTTTCAAAAAAATCGGTGCCGACGTCTCTAATTTTCCCGCTGTAATCTCGGCGGACAAAGCCCGCTCGAACAAGCACGCCGCCGTCTCTCAATCTGTCGGAAAAAACGACGTATTCCTCGTCGACCAATCTTCCCCGGCCTCGCCCCATGTCGCGGAACTGCACCGGACTCTTGCACGAAGGACAGAAGCCTATTTCCTTGTGCCGTCGATAGATGTTCTCCTCGTCGGCCGGCGTGAAGGTCCTGCCGAGCTCAAGCACCACATCTTGGTGACAGTGCGTGCAATAGCCGTACCTTTTTCCTTTTTCTCTGTATGTAAAAAGATATCGGCTGTGTTTTAAGACCGACTCGTCAACCCACTTCTCTACCTTTTTCGGCAGGCCGTCAATCGACTTGGCAAAAGCCATTTTTTTAGCGTGCAGATACTGTTCTTCGGTGATTTTCTTCGCTTTTTGTCCCATGTCGCCACCTCACAGCAGATCCGCAAGGTCAAGGCTGATGATGTTATCGGTCTTCGGCTCTTCGGCGATTCCGTAATATTCGCGGATCCAAGAGTAGACCGTTTCATCTTCGACCATCGCGCAGCCGTTCTCGGCATGCTCTCTTGCTTTTTTTGTTACGGCTTTCACACAGTCCGCAAGGCTCTTTTTTTCGTCCGTGACCTTGCCCGCGCTGATATCGTCGGTTATAAGCGCATCGATGATATACTGCGCAATCCGCTTCTGATTCGTGCCGCCCTTTTCGCTCTCGGCGTCAATTTTGGCTATTGCCTTTTTCATTAACTCTGTCATTTTTTCCATTTCTCCTTTAACTTCCGCCTTTTCGTTTCGTTCTGGCGTCTTTTTTTATATGTTCTTCGTGATAATATAGGCTTTCGGGCAACTCGTAAAAATCTTGACCGCCCGCCAGCGCGAGGTATAAATCGTTTAAAGCGTCCCGAGCCTCGGCGACTGTTTTGTATCGCGATAGCGTGACTGGCGGATTATCAACACCGTAGCTCAAAACCAGCAGTGCCGCGTCTTCCTTTCTCGATATGCAGACCCGCTCCACAAAATCAAAATTTACAATCTGATCTTTAGCGCCGTTTAGGATATACATAAAGTTTCTCCTTCATTTTCAAATATTCCGATATTTCTTCTTTCGCCCGCTCCCACTCGGAGCACCACACGGCGCGGAAACCCTGTCGCTCAAGCGCTTCAAGCCACCACTGCTGGTCAACCGTCGGCTTATTTCGGCCGGCTTTCATTTCGATGTACAAGCCGTGGTATTTCCCTCGGGCGACCGGCAGGCAGAGGTCAGGCACGCCCTTTTTCATTCCCTGCCGCCGGAGCGCTGCACCGTAAGCCACGCTGCGCTTGCCTTCGTTCGGGATGTGGTATAAAAGCTTCAGCTCCGGGTGTGCGGCGGATTGGTACTCTGCCCACACAAAAAGCGCTTCCTGCTCCTCGGCCTCGCGGTTCTCTCGCTTGGTCTCGGCGGTTTGGTCGCTGGCCGTGCTGCCGTCATCCGTCGAGTAGACGGTCAGGCTGTCGAGCTCACAGCCACAGGCGCGGCAGAGCTTCAACCCGCTCGCGTTCGCATAATTATATTCTCGCCCGCACTGCGGGCACTTGTAGGATTTTATCTTCATTTTGTGCCTCCGTTGACATTTTTCGGCGGCAATGTTATAATATTAGCGGTGTCTGATGTTGCCTCGGCAACATCCCCGGGGCGTCCTGTCGCATCAGGGCGTCCTTTTTCATATTTATCGAGCCTCGGCCAAAGAGCCCGCTCGATTCGCTCAAGATATTTATTTAACGCTTCGCGGCCGTCGTGGAAGCTCCACTCCGTTTCTTTCGCGCCGTCGGTATATTTCACGGCATATTCGGTGCGGTTTGGCCGAAACAGTAGCGTCACAGGCTTCGCTCCGCTGATTTCCGCGCGCGTCACTATTTTTCCGTCAATCATATCTTTTTTCCCTCCTTTTTTTGTAGTACGCGCAAAAATCGTTAGTCGAGGGAATTTCGCGAAACTGCTCAGTTTCATAGGTGAAGGCGCAGCACTTCCCGTCCCAGCCTCGACTTGCGTGGTCAATTTTGCGCAGCCAGTAACAATTCTTGCAAATCTTCTTTCTGCGCCACTTCTGCCCGCTCCCTGGCATATCAGCTGTTTTTTCTGTTGAGCTCATCGCGGCCGCTCCTCTTGCTCTTGATGCTTGATTTAACCTTGTCCTCAAATGCTATAAGCTTGTCCTCGCGGATGAACCCATAGATGATAAGTACGGCGACGGCGATCTCAAACACCGTCTGGATTGCAAATTTCAGCGCCATTTTCTTTATCCTCCTTAAATCGCAGGCGGTCAATTCGGACCGTGGCCGTTGACCTGCCTTCCCTGCCCTCAAGCTCGGCGGTGACTGCGAGCTCTCCGTTGATTATTCGATATATGACCGCAGACACTCTGTCGTATCTGACATCGCCGACAAGCGGCACAAAGTATATGACCGGCTTACCGTTGGCAAGAGCTTGCTTGACTTCTTCGTTAGTCATCGGCGGCCTCCGTTCATTTGAGAATCAGCGAGCGGAGCATCAAATTCTCCTGCTCGAGCTCCTGCACTCGCTTCTTTAGTACAGCCTTGTCTCCGGAACGGCTGACCCACTCTTCAATTCTTCGAGCTATTGCGGACGAGCCGTCAAAATCTGGGTAGTATAGTGACAGACCTGATGTGTCAGGGTCAATGCCGACTTGCCTTGAGATGATATCAATAACCGCCCGAGCGGCCTCATAACGCCGGACAAATAAGTCATTGCTCTTATCCTTGATTCTGCAAAGCGTTGCAAGATCTTCTTTGGGCAGTGTGTCATATCTGTGAGGGTCTTTCTTTTGTGCAAGTGTGCCCTCGTAACGGGCGAGGACTTCGGCCTCGTTTTCGTTTATTGTGTAAATATAATTACTCATTTTCCTGCCTCCTCAAAAAATCGGTGCCCGCCTATCGTGCAGACATAGGTCTGCGATTCGTGCCAAAGGCTCTGACACAGCGCCGGCGCATAAAAATAAAGTATTTCGCGATCCGTAGCGGTCTCGCCGTCGTCAAAAACCTTGGCGACGGCTTTTTTGACCTCGTCGCTCGGCTCGGGTCGGGCGGCGGTGTAGCCGAAGCTGCGGACGATTTCAAGCGGACGCTTGTCCTCCTGCTCGCAGGCGTTGAGTATGCACTGCGCCACGGCCATCTGACCTATATATGGCTCGGCTCCCGCCTCAGCCATGACTACCCGCTCGATTTCGTCGCGCTCAGCGGCGGTCAGGGCATATCTGACGCTTGCAGTCGACTGCAAAACGGGCTTCGGCTCTGCTTCTGTCGCTGTTTCCGGCTCGGCCTTGGTGTCCTCGACATAGTAGACCTCAGGCATCGCCGTTGTTATTTCGGGCAGTGCCGCGAGAAGCATAATCGCGACAAGCGCGACGACCGCGCCGATGATAAGCAAGTCTTTAGTCATCGCTGTCGACCTCCTTGCGGATGGGTCTCTTGACCAGCACTCTTGTGGTGTTCTTGTTCGCAAACTCCGCAAGCTCGTCCGCCCCATTTTCCAACGTTTCGGCGGAAAGCCCGAATTTTTTTCCGGCGTCCTTGACAAATATCGCCGTCAATTTGCAAGCGGCCAAAATCACGACGCTGTCGGCGATACTGACTCCGCCGAATGCCATCATGATCTCCTGCGCAAGCATTACACACAACTTGCCAGACAGTCTTGCCATTTCTTCGGCATCGTGACGGTAGCACGCACGCTGATAGTCCGCGCGGGTCTTTTTTAAGCTTTCAATCATTTTCTTTTCTTCCTTTCTTTTCTTCAAACCGTCTGCCCGCTCTCGCGCAAGTGCTCCATATACATGGGCAGCAGCAGCTCGGCCAGCCAGTCAATGTTTTTATTTTCGCACTCAGTCAGCCCGTTCTCCTCGACCGTCAGGTCTTCAAAGACCCGCTCCGGCGGCAGAAAAGAGCCGTCTGAGTCACGACGCGCTATTATTGCTGTCTGCATTCTTGCCATGATTTAAACCCCCTGACGCTTTTTTTCAATCGCTTCAATTGCTTCGAAAACTCTGGACTTCATGCGCTCATCGTCCTTGACCTTCTTTTTACCGTTCATTATCATGGACAAATAGACAGAGGTAACACCCATCTGTTCAGCCACTTCTTTGGCCTTTATTTTGTTTAAATGCATCAAGCCCACGGCTTCACCAATCCATTCGTTCATTCGATTCACCTCTTTTGAAAGATTTTAAAAAAATAGTTGAATTTGTTAAACTTATATGATATATTTAGATTGTAAGACAAAACAATCAACAAAAATCAACTTCAAGGCCTGCAACGCCTTGAAAAAGTTTATTTGATTCAACCTTTTCTTCAAGTATAGTTTATTCCTTTTAACTTGTCAAGTGAAAAAGTTGATTTTAATTAACTTTGTTGATTTTTACCAAAATCAATGAGGTGTTTTTATGTTCTATGACAAATTTATTGCACTTTGTAAACGCGACGGTGTATCGCCGTCGAAAGCAATGACAGATAACGGTTTCAACAAAGCTACCGTTTCTATGTGGAAGAGGAAATATTTAAAAGGACAAGACGTACGACCGTCATTCGACATGATTTCCGCCTTGTCAAAGTATTTCAATGTTTCCTCCGACTATTTCGTAAAAAGTGATGAAGATTCAGAGCGTGAAAAAATTAGCGACGAGGACTTAATGTTTGCACTCTTTGACGGAACAGCTGATCAAATAACTCCGGAGATGTTCAATGAAGTTAAACAATTTGCGCAGTATATTGCGGAAAGGGAAAAGAAGAAAAATGAGCAGTCTTGATGACCTATATGATTTAGCAGAAAAAGAAGGCATTGAAGTGCTTGCCTTTTCTCTCCCGACGGTCGGCTCGGTATCGATAATGCGTCAAAATGGGAAGTGTTACATAGGGCTGGATCCGTTCTTTTTTGAAACATCAAATGAGAAGTCTGTTTTGTTGGCTCATGAGCTCGGGCATTGTATTACTGGCAGCTTTTATAATAGGTATGCATCCTGCGATGTACGCGCCAAACATGAGTATGCCGCTGACAAGTGGGCGATAAAAAAGCTCGTCCCTGTGGACGAGCTTGAGGAAGCAATAAGACACGGTTTTACCGAGTTTTGGGAGCTTTCTGAATATTTTGATGTATCAGTTCCTTTTGTGAAAAAAGCTATTAACTATTATAAAGAACAAGCGATTGGGCGTTTGTAATAAGATTGGAGGTCAAACAAATGGCAAAAGGTAAGAAAAAGGCAAACTGGGTGTTGATTATCGCGGTCATGTTTATACTCGGCGGCATAATGACACTTATCGAAAAAATCAAGGAAAGCACCCATCCGGCTCTTTTTGCGGTGCTTATCGTGGTCGGCCTCGCGGCTGTTGCCATCTGTGTGTTCCTGATTCTGCGGCACGCTAAAAAGAAAAAGGACGCCGCGGTTGATTCCGTCGACATTCCCGACCGAGCTGTGCCGGATTCCGAGTTGAAAATGGCGAACATAGACACAACGCCGCTTCCGTCCGCAGAGCCGGTCAAGCCGGTGGAAACATATGAATTTTATCGCGTGAAGACTGTCGGCGTGACCTTTAACAACGATGACGGCACCAGTCGTCAGGAGCTGATTCGTAAGCTGTACTACCACGAGCCGCCGTTTGCAAACAAAGGAATCGAGCTTGCGCTTGAAGAATATGAATATCGCGGCGAACCCGCTTTTAAAGTCCTTGTGGACGGCCATCAGCTCGGAAATCTGTCAAGAGCCGATGCCAAATATATGGCGGAAAACAAGGATCGTTGCGTAACGCTTTGCGGCGCGGAAATCGTCGGCGGCGACACTCCAAAAGATGACTTTTTTGACGATGATTACGATGATGACAATGATGATGATTACAACGACTATGATGACGATTATGACGACAACTACGATGATGACGATGACGATTACACCTACGACCGCAAACCTTTGACTTGGGGATTCCATTTCAACATAAAATTCAAAAGATAATAAAAAAAGCCCGCTCCTGCGGGAACAGGAACGGGTCAAAATATCAAAACACCACAAGCAAAGTGAGTTGATATGTCTATTATATCAGCCCGCTCGCCAAAACGCAAGAAAGCGAGGCTTCTTTTAATGGAAAACGCAGTAATTTATGCAAGATATTCTTCGGATAAGCAGACCGAGCAGAGCATCGAGGGACAGCTTAGGATCTGCACTGCCTACGCGGAGCAAAACAACTTTAATATCGTGCATCACTATATCGACCGCGCCATGTCCGGCACGAACGACCGCCGCCCGGAGTTCCAGCAGATGATATCCGACAGCGCGCGCAAGCAGTTTAAATATATCATAGTTTATAAATTTGACCGCTTCGCGCGAAATATGTACGATTCCGCTATATATGAGCACAAGCTCGAGCAAAACGGCATTAAGGTGCTTTCCGCAACCGAACAGGTCGGCGACGGCAACGAGTCGCTGATAGTCAAGGCCGTCCTGCGGGCAATGGCCGAGATGTACTCGCGGCAGCTCAGCGATAATGTCAAGCGCGGAATGAAAGAGAGCGCTTTAAAAGCTAACAGCACCGGCGGGACTATTCCGTTTGGCTATCGGCTCGACGGCAAGAAGCTCGTGCTCGATGAGCGAACCGCGCCGTTTGCAAAGCATATTTTTATGGAATATGCGGCGGGCAAGGCGAAAACGGACATATTGCGCGAGCTCGACCGCGAGGGCTGCCGAAAGAGCAACGGCAAGGCTCTCACCATGCAAAATATTACATATATACTATCGAACGTAAAATATACCGGCGTTTTTAAGTTTAAGGATATTGAAGTTGAGGATGGCTGCCCTGCGCTGGTCAGCAAGGAGACTTTTGACCGCTGCAAAGAGCGAGCTGAGCGCGAAAGGCGCAAATACGGCAAAAGCGCGCAAGAAGTTGACTATCTTCTTGTCGGCAAGCTCTATTGTGGCTACTGCAAAAAACCGATGATTGGCGACAGCGGCACGAGCCGAAACGGTGACAAGCACCACTATTATACGTGCTACACTCGCAAGAGCCGCCGCAGAACCGGCGAAACTTGCCGCAAAAAAAGCGAGAGAAAGGACTTCCTTGAGTGGTACGTCGTCCAGCAAGTCAAGGAGTATATACTTGATAACCGCCGTGTCGAGATAATCGCCGACGCGGTTGTAAAAAAATTTAAGGAGCTGTTTGAAAGCTCCGGCGAAGATGTCATATTAAAACGGCTTCGCAGCATTGACCACGAAGTTGACGACGCCGTTGACGCACTTTTAAAAACAAAAAACCCAGCCGCGATTGATAAAATCAATGCACGACTGGAAAAGCTGCAAGCTGAACGCGAAAGCGCCGAGATTGAACTTGCAAAATTCCGCATAACAAAAAACGTCATCCCCGACCGCGAGGATCTAATTGACTGGCTTAAATCGTTCCAAGGCGACGCCCTCGACCCGGAGTATCAAAAAAAGATGATTGATACCTTTATCAACGCGATATATCTCTACGACGACAAAGTGGTCATTTGCTTTAACCTCAAAGGTGGCAAGCAAGTCTCGGGAATAGAAGAGCTCGAACACTCTGATGAGTTGGACGAGTGTTCGAGCAGCTTATTAAATGGCTCCCCCTGTTGGACTCGAACCAACGACCCTGCGGTTAACAGCCGCATGCTCTACCGACTGAGCTAAGGAGGAATGTTACTACCGCCCAGTATTAGTGGGCGGTAACTTG